CCTTCCATCAATTTACCGGTATCTTCAACAGTGAAACCTGCGGCATCTGCTGATGCTTGAAGTTGGGTAAATCCTTTTAATATTTGTCTCTGTGAAATTGCATATTTATCGGATATTTTTGATACTTTATCGAGAGAAGTATTATAACTTTCTTGGTCAGGAACTACGCCACTAAGTGCAATTCTCATGCGGTCCATTTCAGCCGAAACCTCCGCTGATGCTCTACCAAATTCGACCATAGCGACGGTTCCTTGGACAGCCGCAGCTACAGCTACACCGATACCTCCACCAACTGCGGCGGCTCCAGCGGTTTTAGCACCGGCGGCTCCAGCAAATCCACCAACGGCTAGAGGAGCAACACCCGGAATTAGAGCAGCGGAGGCAAGCGCACCTTTTCCGGCTGCACCCATCGCTCCCTTCATTCCTCCTATATCTTTAAAACCTCCACGAAGCTGACCCATCAAACCGCCGGCTGGCATTTTCGCGGTTGTTGAGTTAAGTAATCTTTGTTTCTCCGTTACTGAATCAATTTGTTTGCCAACGCCTCTTAATTCGTCTTCCCATTTTTTATACCACCTATTATTTTGTGCTAACGACTTATTCGCACTGTCCAATTCACCTTTTTGTCTTCTTAAGGTATCCGCGTTTACTTTAAGTCCTTTATTTAGTTTCCCTTGCGTTTGATTTAATACATTTTTAGCTTTCTGTTGCCTTGTCTCCGCTTGCGTTATCGCATCTTTCTTTTGTAGAAGCTTTGACTCAAGTTCACCAGCTTTGACGTGTAGCTTATTGAGTTCATCTTGGACTGTCTTTTGTTCGCCGGTTAGTTTAAGTGACTCTAATTTTTTCTTACTGCCAGAATTTATAATTTCTTTTTCATCCTCCAATATCTGAAGAGCCTTCTTTCTCTCATCATTTAATTGCTTGGCTGCATGTTCAGCGTTTACTTTCTCAATCTTCTCCGACATTAAACTCTTACGTAATTTATCTACCGCATCTCTTTGACCCTCTAGTACATTTATTTCTCGACTACCAAAACGAGATCTACGTTTTTTACCAGTAATAACTTTACTTAAGTTATCCCAATCAGCGTCTAGGTCTTTAATCTGATCCGTTCTTGATTTTGTCGCTGCTTTTGCATTTGTTAGCTTTTCTTTTGATCTTGCTTGTTTCGCCATTGCCGTCGCAATCTTCTTCTCTAACTCAGCCAGTTTTGCCGTCTTCGCAGTATCAACCGTTCCGGCTAACTCTTGTCGTCTCCGACTTAGTATTGATCCTCCTCTTCCTTTAAATGAAGCTCTACCACCACCGGCAAGTGCAGCCGCAGCTAATGGGATAGCCGCGCCGGACATACCACCACCACCGCCACTAGCTGACGTTCGAGCATCGAGGTTGACTGTTCTATTTAATCCACGGATACGGGCTTCAAGTGCGCTAATTGCTGACATTGCAGCGCGGGTATCGACTCTTATGGCATTACGACGACCAAGACCTTTAAGTGTTTTATTTAAACTGACCGCTGCTGTCTCAATCTTTTTGAAGCGACTTTCGAGGGTACGAAGTTCGCCTTTATTTTTTACATTGATCTGAATATCGGCTGCGTAAATTGCCAACGATCTAACTCAACTTGGTTATTTCAACAGTTTAGCGTCGTCTTGCCTTTTTCATAGCATCTTCCTGCTCTTGGTTGATGATTGAAAAATAAGCAGACCAAGCCAACAGCTCTTGAAGAGTGATGTTTTGATAAAGCTGTTGGAGGGTCATGCCTAATTCCTTCGCGACTCCGAAGGAAAGCATCATTAAATTATCCTTCCGTAGTTGCTTTTCTAGTTCTTTTCATATCGGTGGGTTCTTCCTCTGCCTCCGCATCACTGATTACGGCAAGCATTAAAGCTTGGACATCCTGCTCTTTACAGAAATGCTTTAACTCAGCGATATGACTGGCGTTAAACATACGCTCACCGGTCTTTGTCTGGGCTTTGTTGACTAGCAGTTGGAGAGCGAGTGTATTCGTGTCATCTGGATTCTTTGATTGAGCCTGAGCTTTTTCACGCTCTGCCATTGTGAGGGGAGCGCAGTAGAACTCGACTTCTTTTCCGTTTGTTAAAACAACTGTGCGCTTTGTTGGCTTAAGGTTTGCTGCCTTCTTTAGCTCGTCGATCAGGCTTAATGCCATAGTTACTTAGTTAAGTTACCTAATTATATACATAAAAAAGCCTCCCGCAGACATGGGAGGCTAGCTATCCCTTCCAACTTAGTTTAGTTGCCAAGTAGATGAGTTGGCTGTCCTGAAAGGCTAAAGTTTAATGAACCGACAATGACATCCTCTGGGGATACATTCAAACTAAATCCCATGATTGAGATCGGTGCTTCAATGTAGAGACTGTCAGATAAGGATGGTGTCGCAGTTGTACCAACAGTGTTGATAAATAAGCGAACCTCGGCTCCATCTTGATTCTTCCTCATGCTGTTACCGAGTAAACGGTTAGCGAGGTTGGTTTGATCGTCAGTGAACTGAACTTCCATTGAGCCAGACCCCGAAGCAAATCCAGCTTGCATTGTTCTAAATGATGCAAGTGAACCGGATGTGTTAACGGTGCAAGGTAAAACGGTTGTGTCAATCTCTTCGCGAGTTAAGTCAAGAGTGAATGACTTCACCTGACAAATTGCAGCAAAATCCGCATACTCAATTTTGATGTGATTAACAGCGGTATTGGATGAGTCAGCACTGCCAGTACCACCATCACCAGCAAGGGTAATAGCTGTACCACCAGATGATGCTGATACATCAATCGTTGTGGCTGTCTTTGCAACAACGTAATAAGTTGTACCTGCTGTAAGGTTGCCATCTATATGTCCAGTGCCTTGGGCAGTGAACTTAACAGGATCATTAACACGAAAGTCGTGATCGGAAGGAACCGTTATTGAGGTTCCCGCAGGAAAGTCAGTGTGGTCTTTCAGGCAAAATTCTGTAGACGCTGGTTGAAACCAAACGCTTCCGTCTTCACCAGTCAAGACTTGTGTAGAACAAGATACTGGAATTGGTCTATCTCTCTATAAAGAGAGTCGAAACAACAGCGGGGGCGTTGCTGTACTCGGGGGCTAGTACTTAACTAGATTCTAACTTAAATGAGTTGCTTTGAACGGACAGCTAATACTTGCCATGTAATGAGGTTGATCTTCTAAGGCTTCAAAATTAGGTCCAACAATCTCGCCAACAGTTCCATAACTACCCGTTGATGGATGTGGATTACAGGTATTTAGATTATTTAAAGCAGTCATCACAGCCGTAATCATTTCCTGCGCTCTAGCTGGTCCTTTATTCTTCTTGGCAAAACACTCAACAATCAAGACCCCACGAATATTCTCCATACTTGGTCCGAGTGTTAGTTCAGTCATACCGCTAAAACTTAAACGCACTAACGCATGTTCCTTTACTGCGTCAGTCTTTTTAACTGGTTGGTTATCAACGTAGCAATTAACTGTCGGGGTTAAACCAGCGAGAGCTGAAATAACTGGGGCTTCGTAGATTGCTCGGATGGATTGAAGAGTCATTAGTACTTCTTAAATACATTGGTCATTGCTTCGTCATACTTTTTCTTCATTCGGCCTCCTTGCACATAACGGAGGTACCAGTCTTTACGGGCTGTTTTATTTGGTGCATTACCCTGTTGTCTTCCTACTGGTGTGGGTAATAAATCCATCGCATAACCACGGTATCGAGTCATGTTTCCAATCGTATAACCTTCTAAATTTTCGTTGTTTGGTATGAAAGGTATTAGGGGTTTGAGATTGTCGGGTTTTCTTTTTGCTGTTGGAGATCGTTGCGCTCCTCTCATGTTGCTTGGGAAAGTCGTGATGGTTTTCTGTCCTTTCTTGACTTCCCATGACGCTGCAAATATTCCATCCCAATAAGGTCCGTCTTCAATTAATCCTTCAACAATATTTTCAGCCGCTTTCTCTAATCCTTCTCCTAGTGCTTCTCTGAAATCGGGGATGAGTTGTGAAATTGGCTTTGGCATTATTGTGGCCTCGCGAAACACGTATAGAAAATTGGGCTATCTCCTCTAACCGTATCGACTTGAATGATGTTGGCGGTGATGGTATCGGAATCCTCCGTGTACTCAAATTGGTCGGCTGTTGTGACGTAAGTTGAACCTAGTTGGGCTGCGTCAATCATTATTTTGACATCAGTAGATTGTAGTGACCCACTGACTTCGGAAGGCGTGACTCTCGTAATGATTGCCTTAACTGTGATACGAGTCTCAGTTGTTGCAATAACGCCAGTGGTTTGGTTGTAGGTTCCTTCTCCAGCGTTGCGGATGAACACCATTGATTGACCCCACTTCGTTACTAGAGGGCCGGGAATTGAACCAAATACAGTGTCAACTTTGCTCACGATCTCACCGCTAACATGATGGTCTGACTACCTACTTTTGCGTAACAGCGAAGGAGGTCTTTG